GTGCTACGCTTCAACCACGTAGACGGTGAAGTCTACGGACGTGGTAGAGTGGAGGAGTTCATCGGTGACCTCAAGTCACTTGAAGCACTGTCACAAGCCATCGTTGAAGGCAGCGCAGCAGCTGCTAAGGTAGTGTTTACTGTCAGCCCAAGCTCCACCACCAAGCCCGCTACACTTGCTAAGGCAGGTAACGGTGCTATCATCCAGGGTCGCCCTGATGACATCGGTGTGGTGCAGGTTGGTAAGACAGCTGACTTCCAAACTGCTTATCAAATGATTGGATCACTTACCCAACGTTTGAGTGAGGCATTCCTTATCCTTAACGTTAGGGATTCAGAACGCACTACAGCAGAAGAAGTCAGGATGACACAACTTGAACTTGAACAACAACTTGGAGGCTTGTTCTCTTTGTTGACTGTTGAGTTCCTTGTTCCGTATCTTAACCGTAAGCTTTCTGTTGCACAGAAAACTGGTGAGATTCCACGCTTACCTAAAGGTGGCATTGTACGGCCTACTATTGTCGCTGGTATCAATGCACTTGGACGTGGTCAAGATCGTGAAAGCCTTGCACAGTTCCTTACTGTCATTGCTCAGACTGTTGGTCCTGAAGCTATTGCTCAGTATGTCAACACTGATGAAGTCATCAAACGATTGGCAGCAGCCTCTGGTATTGATGTACTGAATCTTGTGAAGAGCATGGATGAGCTCCAAGCTCAGAATGAAGCTGCTGCTCAACAAGAACAACAGGTGTTGGCACAACAACAAGCACCACAAATGGCAGCTGTTGAACAAAAGCGTGAACAAGCTGCTATGCAAATGGCGCAACAAGAACAAACACAAATCCCTGAACCACCACAACCACCAATCGCATGAGTGAAACACTTACAATGAATGAAACACCTGCTGATCAGCCAGAATTTAATGCTGATGAGCAAGACTCCCTGGCAGTTGCTGAGTCGTTGGGTGGAGAGCAACCGCTACTTGCTGGTAAATTTAAAGACCAGCAATCACTTGAAAAAGCTTACCTTGAACTACAACAAAAACTAGGAGAACCTCGTGATGAAGTACAAGCCACCGAAGACGAAGGCGAGCCAGCAGAACAAGAGCCAGCTGAAGAAGACAACGAAGTAGAAGAAGAGTCCTCTCAAGAAGTACTGACTCAAGCTCAAGCTGATGCCTTGTTTGAGATGGTTGGAGGTAAGGCTGCCTACAAGTCTATGATTGATTGGGCAGGGCAGAACCTTTCACCAGAGGAGGTTGCCATGTATGATTCAGTCATGGACAAAGGTGATCCCAACTCTGTCTTCTTTGCTGTCCAAGCACTGTTTAATGAGTACTCTAATCAAGTCGGTGAAGAGGGTCAATTGTTGACTGGACGCACTGCACCTAATAGTTCTAATGGATTCCGTAGTCAACAAGAACTAGTGCAAGCTATGGCTGATCCCCGTTACGATCGGGATCCTGCATATCGCCAAGAGGTTATGCAAAAACTTGAAAACTCTGACGTTCAATTCTGATGACTGTTACCACCAACGATCGCGGACAACAAAACCTCTTTGCTAAAGAACCCACCATGTACACTGACGACAACTACACTGTGACTCATAACGAAAAAGCTGAGATGCTTAACGGTCGCCTGGCTATGCTGGGTGTGATGGCTGCGCTTGGAGCGTACGCACTAACTGGTCAAATTATTCCTGGAGTATGGTAATGGCTTGCGGTAAGAAAAAAGGTGGCAAGGGTGGCTACAAAAAATAAACCCTCTGTCAGCCTGAAAATTGGTAAACATAAATCACGTACCGGTGGACTCACGAAAGCCGGACGTGAAAAGTACAACCGAGAAACAGGTTCCAACCTAAAGGCTCCACAGCCTGGTGGTGGAAAACGAAAGAAATCCTTTTGTGCTAGAATGTCCGGCGTAAAGGGACCAATGAAAGATAGCAAAGGCCGCCCCACTCGTAAGGCACTTGCACTACGTAAATGGAAATGCTAACTATGGCTAAGAAAGGTCTTTACGCTAACATCCACGCAAAACGAATGCGTATCAAACAAGGCTCTGGAGAAAAGATGCGGAAACCTGGCACTGCTGGTGCTCCCACCGCAGCTAACTTCAAACGAGCCGCTAAAACTGCTAAGAAAAAATGATTACTTGTCCTGATTGCACGCCAGCTCAACAGTACGTGTTAGAGCAACTACAGACTCGTGCTGAAGTTACTGACAAAACTGCCCTGGCTGTGATCATGGGCAACATCGAACAAGAGTCCAACTTCCGCCCTAAGGTATGTGAGGGTGGGGCTATCGTGCCCTACGATCAATGCCTGAGAGGTGGCTACGGGCTCATCCAATGGACCTCCCAACATCGTTATGATGGATTGGGTACGTTCTGTAAACAATGGCGTTGTGACCCATCCTCGTTGGAGGGTCAAACACGCTACATGATTAATGAAATGCAATTCAGAAATGATCTTTACGCATTTCAATTTGGTCATCAAACAGTTGATTACTATATGCATCATGCTTGGTATTGGCTAGGCTGGGGTATTCATGGTAATCGCACACAGTACACTTATTCTTTCCTTAACAAATTCAAATGAAATTCTTTGCTATCCTCCCTGCAGCCCTGATTGCTGCTGCTCCTGCTGTTGCTGGTCCTTACGCTAACGTGGAAGTGAACTCTGGCTTCAGTGGTTCTGATCATGCTGGTACTACCATTGATAACCACGTTGGTTACGAAGGTAACAACTGGTACATCCAAGGTGGTCCTACTGTTGTCGCACCTGAAGGTGGTGACACCGAAGTGGAACTGTCTGGTAAGGTTGGTGGTTCTGTCGGTATTGCTGAGAACCTCACTGGTTATGGTGAACTGTCTTTCATCACTGGTGAGACCAACAGCTATGGTACGAAGGTGGGTCTGAAGTACACCTTCTGATAAACTAAATATGTGGTGGGTGGGTCGGAAACTTTATCTAATTAACTTATGGCTACTTCTGTACTTACCCGGCAGAAAGATACCTGGGAAGAATTTTGTTCCTGGGTAACTTCTACCAATAATCGTCTTTATGTTGGGTGGTTTGGCACACTGATGATTCCGTGTCTCCTTGCTGCCACTACTTGTTTTATCTTGGCATTCATTGCCGCACCACCCGTTGACATTGATGGAATCCGTGAACCAGTGGCAGGCTCCCTGCTGTATGGCAACAACATCATTTCGGGAGCCGTCGTTCCCAGCAGCAATGCCATCGGACTACACCTCTACCCAATTTGGGAAGCCAATACCATTGAAGAATGGCTCTACAATGGTGGACCTTATCAGCTCGTCGTGTTCCACTTCCTTATCGGTATCTTCTCTTACCTGGGACGCGAATGGGAACTTTCGTACCGACTTGGGATGAGGCCCTGGATCTTTGTTGCTTACTCTGCCCCTGTGGCTGCAGCGACTGCAGTCTTCCTTGTCTACCCATTTGGGCAAGGTTCTTTTTCAGATGGAATGCCTCTTGGCATTTCCGGTACGTTCAACTTCATGTTGGTCTTCCAGGCTGAACATAACATTCTTATGCATCCTTTCCATATGCTTGGTGTTGCCGGCGTATTTGGTGGGTCGTTGTTCTCAGCTATGCATGGTAGTCTTGTCACCTCTTCTCTTGTGCGTGAAACGACTGAAAATGAAAGCCAGAACTATGGTTACAAGTTCGGTCAAGAGGAAGAGACTTATAACATTGTTGCAGCGCATGGTTACTTTGGACGGCTTATCTTCCAATATGCGTCGTTTAATAATAGCCGTTCTCTGCATTTCTTTCTTGCCGCTTGGCCCGTTGTGGGGATTTGGTTCACTTCTCTTGGCGTCAGTACTATGGCGTTTAACTTGAATGGATTCAATTTTAATCAATCTATTATTGATCGTCAGGGTCATACCATTAATACTTGGGCTGACATTCTTAACCGTGCTAACCTTGGTTTTGAAGTGATGCACGAACGTAATGCCCACAATTTCCCACTTGATCTTGCAGCAGCTAACACCACTCCTGTGGCACTGACTGCTCCTTCTATTGGTTAACTTTAAATAAGCAACTGGCTTATTAAAGGAAGTAACTGTTTCTTTTAATTAATTCGTACGTTCAACCTTCGGGTCGCATGTTACCTAGTCATGGAACGGGGGCTAGGTTTATTTTGTACGAACTATGTCTATTAATCT